ACGGATCTGGTGGCAAGGTTCTGGATTTTTGACGACGACGATGCTAAGGCCAATGCCACTGTGTCCTTTGTGGTCGATACGGTGACTTACTATGCGATCAACGCTACGTACAGTCCGATCGAGCAACTGACCAGTGCCTTATCCAGCGCGGATAGCGGCGAAGATCCCGACGGGCGCGATGTGGAGCCGGATGGTACGGCCGATTTTAGCATTTCTGTAAACGATGTCTATGATACGGATGCAAATGGCTTCCTGGTGGTGCCTGCGGGTGCGCCTAAGATCACGATTAAGGGTGGCACGATTGATGTGACGGATGATATTTCCGCCACTGCCACGGCCGTCAGCAATGTAACCACGTATAACTTCCCCGGTAGTGATGGCATCACCTACGTGCATATCTATCTGGAAGTGTCGGTTACCCTGGGCCGGGCGGGTGGCACACCCTCAGCGGCGACTGCCACGATTAAGCACCGCACCACCACCACTGCCGGAGTACCGGCAGTGAGTGAGATTAGCTACCCGAGCGGCAAGGCCGAGCGCTCCTTTACCATCGGTGTAGTGGCGCTGGCCCGCAAAGGCAATCGCCGCTATGCCCGCATTACCCAGACCCTCGCCGGTGATATTGAGCAATACGCCACGGGCACCGGCTCTAATACGCTGGATTCCAATGGTGTGAATAAGGCCGCCGGGCCGCGTGAAATTACCCTGGTCATCAATGGCCAGTATATCTACACCACCACTATCCTCACCGGTGAACTCACCGAAGTTACCTAATTGCTATGCCGACTGCCAATAAGTTTGCCTGGATATTTGAGTCAACCGCGATTGATATCGGCAGTTATACTCGATGGACAACTTTGGGCGGATATAATGCGGATGATACCGGTGGGCCGACTCAGGCACAGATTGATACCTCACAGATCAATGCGGCAAAATTGTTTTTTAATTTTTATCAACTAAATGCTACGCTCAACGGGACTTCCAGTAGTTTAAATGTCGATGGTCTTAGTCGTTATGAGCCGCAGTCCAGAGTTGATGATTTGAGTGTATCCAAGACGATTTACAAGGATAATGGAGATCTTCGATTTGATATAGTTACTATTTATCGGTTCTATGATGGCGCAATTTCAAGCGAAAGTAATTTTGTGGGCTATGGGGTAGCGCCCGGCGTTAATATAGTGTTTAATGCGCTCAAAAGATCGGTAAATGATTATACCGGATCAAAGGTTTATTTGTACTCTGCCACTAATCGCACGGATTCAAGTGCTTACGACAAAGAGGTTAAACTCGGCTATGCTCAAATAAGTGGTGCGCACTTTGTATGTGAATGTGAAGCAAACGCGCAAGGTGACGGTCTGGGTAGTTACACGGTAAGTCCATCGACTGCCTCGGCTAGTGCCACCCACGTTACACAAAACGATCCATCGGATGCCTCAATCGATAGCTTTACTTTTTTTACCTATTAATACTCTGTTACCTAACCTTTAACCCCTACCCACGATGCCTCCCTACAGACCCTTATCCCGCTATCCATCCGCAACCGCACGCGATACTGCTCAGGCGACGTCTCGCACAGTGACTGGTGTAAACGTACCGACCGATGTACTCACCGCTGCGCTGAGTGGGCGTGATCCTAAGCGCCTAGCACAGTGGCACAATAGTACCCAGGGCCAGCAAATGGGCGGAGTGGCGGGTCTCACTGAAACGATCAGTCAAGGGCCGATGGCCCGCACAGAGCGTACCCAGCAATACCGCAATCGCACGCTACTGGGCCAGCAAATGGAGCAGAATATGCAGCGCAACCGCTACGATCTGGAAAAGGATCTTGCCAGTGATGCTGCTGCCCGCCAGCAGGCGGAACAGGAGGCGATGCTGCAGGGCTATATCGGCAACCGCCGCGCCGATGTACTCGAAGCGCAATACCCCGGCACTGGCACCGTTATGCAGCGCAATCCCGCACTGGAGGCCGCTATCGATTTTAACCGTATGGGCCAGTTCGACGCCGCCGATGATGTGCTCAAGATGGGCACCGCTCCCGCCGCGCCTAAGCCTACCGCTACGCAGCGCAATCATGCCGCTTTTTTACAGGCATTGCAGCAGGGCGATTATGCCCTGGCGGCGCTGTATATGGATTCAATTGAAGAGCCGATCGATCAGTTTGGCACACTGCGCCGACGGCAGGCAACTGCTGAAGATGCACGGGCCTATTGGGAAAAAAGTCAGTCTGAAAATGGCGCGGCCCCGGCTGAAGCACCGGCTCAAGCGGTGGATATGGAGGCGGTTCAGGAAAGTGTACTTAAACGGCTCGGACTGTAATTAAACATGCAAGTATTTAGTAATTCGCAAGAGGCCTATGGCGCACTGGATGAAGCGTTGCGCACGGCAGTACGGGGGGATCCTGGGCTGGCGCAGGATTTAAACCGCTTGGATGATGCGCACCTGGCGGCGGTCAAGCAAGCTTGGTATGCCAAGCACTCTGAGCAGGTGCAGATTGATACGGGGCGCAAGCGCTGGCAGGGTGGCTCGACGGGGATGGATGCGGATGTGCCGGCCACTAATACAGTGCCGGTGACGCGCCGTTTGTATGCGCCGGAGGTCGAACGCCAGTGGGAGGCACTTCAGTCTGGAGAGCGGGATCTGGATGCGTTGCCACAGGCTTATCATGCGGATTTAACCGATATTGCTCAAGCGCACGGACGGGGTGATCTGGTCGAGCGGCCGGAGCAGGGATCTGGATTTTTTAAGAAGCGCCTGGCCACGATTGCATCCGCTGCGGCGCGACTGGACGCTTCCATGTTGCGGGGCGCGATTGAGATCGGCAGTAAGGTGGCGCAAGAGAGTGTGCGCACCTTGCCACTCGGCACCGCTACGCCACGGGGCGCACGGGCTGAGGTGCAGCTACGCCCGGAGGCTATCTCTGCATTTGCCAAAGAGATCCATACGGTGGCGGGCCAGGTGTATGGCGAAGATCCTGAGTATCGCAATAGCCTGGAGGGAATGTTACTAGAGGGTGCGGTGCAGCTCGTCGGGCAAATGGCGACGCTGGGCACCGGACTCGTGCCGCAAATGTATGATGAGGCGCTACAGGATGCAGAGGCAAGTATGGGTAAGCCGCTGCACCAGATGAATGATGAGGAGCGCGGCCGTACCGAGATGATGGCAGGGCTGTACTCGGTGATCGGGGGGGCACTGGAATATGGCCCACTTAAACTGATCACGCGCAAATTACAGGGACCGACAAAGGATGTATTGAAAAAGCTGGCTGATCCGAGTATCCGCCGCGAACTATTGAAGGGCTTTGCGGCGGAGGGATTGCCTGAGATGGCACAAGGTCAGGTGCTCGACGAACTGGGTAAACATATTTTGCAGGATGGCCGCGATACGGTCAATTGGCAGACCATTAAGCAGCGCGTTACTGAGCTATTTGTCGGTGGCATTCTCGGCGCTTCGGCGCGTGGCGGGCTGACGGCGGCGGGTAAGGTAGCGCAAGCTTCACAGGCACCTATCGCTGCGGCCGAGGCGGTGGCAGAGACGCAGGTCGAGCCACAATTGGGCCAACAGTCTGCTGGGGCGGTAGGGCCTACACAGGTGGAGCCAGAGCCGCAAGCGACTAAAACAAAGGCGTCGTTTAAGATTCCACCGCGGGCAGATGGTGAGTGGGATGTGATCGACTATGTGAATGAGCTGGGCGGTATTCGTCCGCCAATCGATCGCTCTGGTGGTGAGTATGATGGGTATGCCGAAACAATGGGGCAGGGTGTGCTGCGGATGTTACGCAATAAGGGGGGGCGTCCGGTAGATACCTTGATCGGTGAATTGAATGATAGTTTTGGCACTAAGTTTGAATCACCAGATGAGTTGTGGCGGGCATTGGCTAAGGCCGCAGAGGATCGACCAAAGGTGGCGGCGCGGATGGATAAGCTGGAGCATGAGGGCAAGCTGTACGCTGCGCTGATGGAAAACAAGGGGCGTACGCTGGCGCAGGCGGCCACGGATGCGGTGCCGCTCTCTAGCTTGCGAGTCGGCGAGTCGATCCAGGTAAAGGGTGAACGCTTGGAAGTGGTGGAGCTACTGCCAGATCAGGGCGAAATAGTACTGCAAGGGGAGGATCGGCTGGTGCTGCCGCTGGCAGAGTCGGTCTATGTGGATAATAATTTTGTGGATGCCGCACCGTATGAGCCGGTCGATCCGGATGACCCGTTTGCGATGGGGCCAAGCCCGCAGGAGTATATTGCGGATGCGGTGGAGCATCGCAAAAGTTTTGCCGCTTCGGTTTTAAAAGCGGCGCAAATGCCGATGCCAAAGGGCTATGCGCTGGAGGGCGAGCGTGTCACACCCAGAGTAAAGTCTCGGGCGCAACAGGATGAACTGGATCAAGCTCGCAGTAGTATTGCTGAAGAGGGGTATGAGCAGCCACAAGGCGAAGCCTACAATACTAAGCAAGGCCCGCTGGGTGATGCGCCTACGGTGGAGGCTCCGGTGGCTCCGAAGGATGACCCCAACTACTCGGAACTGCCGATTGAGATGCCGGAGATGGTGCAGATGTACCGCGATCTGCTTGGTGGTAAGTATCCAAAGGTGGTGGAAAAGATACGGGCACTGAAGGGCCGGGCGCTGGGAGTGTTTCGACATACGGACGGGCGCGGCGGACAGGGTGAAATCGAGATGCGCACGGATCTGTTTCAACTCGTCTCCGATGAGGAAAAGGCTGAGATGCGCAAGCGGTCGATGGCGCAGGCGCTGGCACAGTTAAATAAAGATCAGGTGGATGTGGAGGTGCAGCAATTGGCGGAGCAGTTGTATGAGGAGCAGTTGCGCGAAGCGACGGCGGCGGCCAAGCGTAAACCACCGGTGCTCGCGAGTAAAGTGCTGGCCCATGAGATTATGCACCTGGTGGACTGGTTGCCGCAAAAGATGATTAAAGGGAGAGGTAATATCCTGGGACGCATTAAGAGCGCTAAGAAATTTTTAAAAAGCCAGCTTAACCCGTGGGAGATCGGGCCGCAACAAACCTTGACGGATCAGGATCGGCAGCGCTTGCGGCGGCTGGCTAAAGGGCTGGCCGCTGAGGATCTAGCGGCTGCGGAACTGTCGCCGGATGCGGTAAAGACGGATATCAGCCCGGAGGAAATCCTTAATGTGTGGAATAATACCAATGCGCGGGATATGGACCCGGATCTGCATGACTATGTGGCACGGTTGACGCCGGAGCAAAAGAAAGAGCTGGTGCGGGCCGCGATGCGGGAAAACCTGCCAAAGTGGTTTACCTTCCTGCGTAAGTTGGAGAATGATCCGGCAAAGGTGACTAAAAGTGAGCGGGAGTATTACCGTGAACTACTGAAGGCGGAAATTAATAAGCGGCAGGTGTTCTGGATCGAAGAGTTGAAGGCCGAGGCCGAGGGTGCGATTGCCTGGTGGCACGGCATGAAGACAATGCCGGATTATTTTAAAACATCGATCGAGATGTATGCCGAGATGGGTAATATCTTGCTGAATAATCCGGCGGCCTTGCGGGAGCGTGCGCCTAAGTATTACGATGCGTTTATGCGTTACCGGGCGAATAAGCCGGAGTTTTCCAGGCTGTATGATCAGATCCAGGAACTGATGCTTACGGGCAATGTACAGGATAAGCGGATGCGGGATGTGGAGGAAATGTTGCAGCGGCAGGCAGAGTGGGCACATGAGTCCGATATGTCGAAGATGGCGTTCAAGCAGTCGTTCAACCGGGTGCAGGGGGCGCTATTCCGGGAGCAAAGCCGCGTACTTAGCTATCTGGATAAGGGCTCGCCGGAAATTGCGCGGGCTAAGATGATGATGGGGGATTATCGCTACAGAGATAGTGGAGTAGAGCTTATGTTACGCCGCGTAAATGAGCGGGTATTTAAGCCGATCAAGCAGGCGGGGCTATCGCTGAATGATCTGGCGCTGTATAGCCTGCACCAGCATGTTTTCAATAATCGGGCAGACATTGCCAATACCCTGGGCTTAAATCCAAAGGCTTCGGCGGAGCAATTGGATCATCTACGCAAGCGTATGAGTGATGAGCAGTGGCAGGCGCTGGAGGCGGCGCGGCGAGAGTGGTCGGCAGTGCGGCGGGAGAATGTGATCAGTCCGCTGATGAAAGCCGGGGTACTGAGCCCGGAAACCACTGAAATCTTGCTAGAGCGTGACCAGTATGTGACCTTTTCGCGCGGGCTGGATGCAAAGCCGAATCGCCGGGCAGAGTCGATCCGTGATTTGATCGAGTCTAACTTTGGCTCCCATGAGGCGGGTCGTATCTACCGGCAAAATGGCTGGTTGGGAGAAATTAAAGATCCGGTCACGGCGACCTTGCAAAAAGATATGGCGCTGATCCGGATGGCAAAGCGTGAGCAAGCTAAAAAAGCAGTGGTTCAGGGGATGCTTGATCAGGGCAGTGATTTTATCGAGGAGGCAAGCTACACCTTCGACGGTAAACGGCGTAAGCCACGGGTGATTAGCGGGGATCGAGTGGGTACGCTACAGTATCAGGATGCGGGTGAAACAAAGGCGTATTATGTGCCGCGTGAAGTGGCGGATTTCTTTGACTCTGCGCAATCAATGAATGATTGGGTGTTTGGCTTGTTTACAATTCCCAATAATATAAGCAAAGCACTATTTACCCAAAACAATCCGGGCTTCGTGCCAGTGGCGTTTTTGCGTGACATCGGTGCGGCCATTATGCAGCTACCGGACGCTCGGGCACGTAAAATTTTACCATTAATTCCCGGCTCAATGGCCGATGCGGCGCGGGGCTTTCTGGGGGGCGCGGCGCCCTATACTGAGCAAGCTCTGGAGCGCGGCGTAATCATCAGCCGGGCCACACCGAAGGGCGAAAAGATGGGGATGGTGCCGGGTTCGGAAGCATTGATGCTGCGCTTTGGAATCAATCCACATGCGGGTAAAGGGGAGGCGATGCCACTGGTTGAAAAAATTGGCAAGGCTTGGAATACAATCTTTATTCCCGGGCAAATCGCCGAACGTACCATGAAAATCGCGGGTATGCGTTTTCTCGACCAAAAGCATCCGACAATGCCAGAAGGCCGAAAGGCTGAAATGATCCGTGAATGGGCGGGCTCGCCGGACTTTTTAAACCGTGGGTCAAGCAATCCAATCATGGAAACGATGGTCGGGCTGTATTATAATGCGGCGCGGGAGGGCATTCGCTCCTTCGGGAAGAAGGTGGCAACCAATCCGTGGAGTGTGGGTGTCAGTTTCCTGACATATGTGGCTGGCCCGGCGGGTGTGATGATGCTGGCTGAGATGGGGCTGGCTGGCGATGAAGCCGAAGAACAGATGAAGTCTGTGCCGGAATATGATAAAACGAATTATATTATCGTACCAATAGGCTGGGAGGACAAAGCGCAACAAAAAGTGAAGTATCTGCGCTTGCCGCTGTTTGAAGGGCATAAATGGATGCACGGCGCGGCGCGTAAGCTGATGCAAGTAGCCATCGAAGAGAGCACGACTCCACTTAAAGAGCTAAAGGAGTTTGCCGGTGATCAGTTCCCTACCGAAAATCCATTCCTTCAAGTGCTTGGTGGATTGTACAATTTCTATGTGTCGGGCCTGAACCCGCAAGACTCGTTTACCAACTCTCCAGTGGTTACACAGGATGCAATGCTCACTGGTGACGACGATGATACGCAAGTGTGGAAGTGGGTCTGGAATAAGCTTGGCGGTGGGTTAATCCACCGTTTCGACCGTAAATCGCTCAACCAAACGACCACTACCGAATTAGAACGGCGACTAAAGGCGCCAGGCGTACAGAATACGCTCGGACGCTTCCTGAAGGTAAGTAACCGGGGCCGTATCGAAAAGGCGCGTGAAATCGGTGAGCCACTACTGGTAGATGCTGCAAAAGATCGCCAGGCAATCGAAAAAATGCTCCTGCAAATGTACGATCAGGGCCGCAGCGACCTGACCGATAAACAGTGGCAATGGATCCAGCAAAAACCGTACCGGATGCAACACCTCAAGCACAAGTGGAAGCGGGCTGATAAGATGCGCAAAAGCTTCGAGTACCGCCTACTGCAAGCGGTGCCGAGTAAAGCCGCAAGGCAAGCGGTAAAAGATCAGTTACTCAATCAAGCGGAGTATTAACTTGAAAATTTATCTGAACCTGAATGGTAGCGACGATACAGTAAGCCAGTATCATCCAGTAAGGCCAACCGTCTTTGCGTAGTTCCTTATCATAAAAAGTGGCGGCAATCATAATTAGCCATCCAACCGGCATATACCACATGATAATCAGCGCCAAGAGTGGAGCCCATAAGTACACTAGGCACGTATCGCTCTTGATTATTTCTGTGAGTCTTTTTTTAAGTCTGAGTGTAGTCATTGTTTGTTTTTGTCTCCTTTGGGGTTGAGTTAAGCCTTGCGGCAGCGGTAGTAAGCCAGCGCTTGATTGATCTTAGCATCCAATGCAGGCGAGTGGCCGCCAAGCGGTCCGATAATCTGGTGAATGGTTTCCAATTCCATCTTTTCAAACTGGCCTTGGATGATCTCATTGACGGCTTCACGGACTTCCTTGTCGAGGCTGGCATATGCTTTGGAAAATTGGATAAGTTTTATTAGGTGCATTGTCGTTTTTTGGGTTATAAATTTAGTAGCTCTTGTTGTAGCTCTTGGATTGCCTTTTTTCCGCAAGCGTAATCAAAATATTTTTCTGGCCCGTAGTTGGCTGGCCATCTCCCCTTATTTATCATAGCGCAAGCCACTCCAGAATTGAGCCTTTGCATTTCTACTATATGACGTATCTCTGCTTCTATTTCAGCTCGTCGAGCCGACTTTTTTCTTCGCTGGCGTCGCCATTTTTGGATCTTAGCTATTATTCTCATATTTATTCCTGTCATTTTGTTAGAGTCCCACCACGCCAAACAGACCGGCATGATGGCCATCAGGTAAATAATATTTCCGGGCGGTCTCTTCACTGTCGCGCAGGAAAGCCGCCGCTGCGGTCAAGCTCTTGGAGGCTTTGAACACGTCGCTACCGGCCTGCTTGCGTAGGTCGTGCAGGCGCTTCTTGCGATCGCCACCGAAAAATTCAGCAATCCATCCATTCGCGGCGCGTTCGGCGAGTTTGCGCCGGGTGGTCGGGTACTTGCCCGGCAATAGATATTCGCCGCTCGTGTTCAATGCTTCGATCCACCACTGTACACGCAGCGGGTTGCACGGCACTGATCCGTTTTTTGCATTCCCTTTAGTCTGAAAGTTCACTCCGTTTGAATCTTTATAGGGTGCAATATATATATGTTTCCGGTCAGGCGCAAGCCAGGCACGCCAAAAGCCCACGATTTCTTTTTGAGTGAGCCCGGCAAACCGGGCCATTTCGTAGATCACGCCGGTTTCTGGGCTCGGCACACGGTACCCATCCGGCACTGCGTAGTCGAATCCACGACCACGGTGGATCGCTGCTTGAGCGCACACCTGCATCTGTAGGTCCATTTCCGCAGGGATCTCGGTAAAGCCTTCGGTCTTACACTGTAGCCGAGGCACTGCTAGCATTCTGTACAGGCACTCGGGAAGCTCAAAGCCAAAATTTTTATAGGCCAGCATGGCCTGCTTGCTAAAGATCGCTTTCACATCCTGCCATTCCGAATTTATATTCGCGTTCAGGTGCAAATCGCGCTGCGATTGTATATCAAAATCTAGTCCGCGCCGACGGTACTGGATTGATCGCCACTTGTGCAAAAAGTTTTCATCCAGTGTGTTTAGAGTCACCCTTTGCCAGTCCTCTCTCTGCGTCACCAGGCGCACGGCCATAGCTAAACGGCTTAAATAATTGTGAAGCGTCTTAGGTGCCGCTTTCGGGAAACACTGAGTACGGTTATGCTCAATAAAATTCACGAGGCTAGCTAATGCCGGTGCGGTACTCCGCAGCTTCCCGGGCACAACCATATTTTCTGGTGCCGTGCCCGTTGCATCCTGATAAATACGCCAGGCAACTTCTTTCGCGGCCTTTTCGCTCGTTTTATCCGTGCAGCGCTTAACCTCCTTAGTCTTACCGCTTTGATCGGTATAAAAAAAGCGGCAGTAGATGGGTCCATTATGCTCCAATCGGAACAGGTTGCCGCGCTTGGCACCCTTGCGACGCGGCTTTAAGCTAAAATCTCCGGCGTGTCGTATCATATTTGTCCTTTTTTAAATAATAATTCCGGCTTCGTTAAAACTGTAGTAGCCTCCCCCCTCTGGATCTACGTCTTTATCTCCTATAATAATATGATCTAAAAAATCAATATTCATTGTCTCGGCAGCTTGTTTCATTTGCCTCGTGATTTGTATATCTGCTCTGCTGGGAGTTGGATCACCAGATGGGTGATTATGTACAAGGATGAAAGCTGGGGCGTTTGCTAATATAACCGGCCTTAGTACTTCCCTAGGGTGGAAAAGTGTGCTGCTTGCGGTGCCCCTGGTGATAACCGTTCGACCTAGCGGTAAATTTTTGCGATTCAATTCAATCACATAGATCCATTCGATAGTGGGATCTTCATCAAAAGCGCCGGCCATGTATTCGACCACTTTCTCTTGGCAATCCAATTGGCATTCTTCACCCATGCGAAGTAAATTGTAGCTGATTTTGGCTTCATATATTTTCATTTTGTGTCCTTTTTTGTTGTCGTTATTTTTGGTGTTTGGATTCCGGTTTTTAGTACGGTTTCCGGTTTTTAGTACGATTTTTATTGTATCACTTATCCTGTAAAATTACCCACAAATCACGACTTTGTCAAGTGTTTCAATCATTATTTTTTTGCATTATTTTTGCCAGGATATCGATTGAAAAACTGGATTAAGCACGTTTTAGAGTTTTTAAAGCGCTCTATCCAAGGTTATAAGTTCATAATTTAAAGCAACTTATGAAGTGAGCCGCCTGTCGGAGTCGAACCGACGACCTGATGATTACAAATCAACTGCTCTACCAACTGAGCTAAGGCGGCCTGTTCTACTGGATCGGGGACTCGAACCCCGAACCAATTGATTAAGAGTCAAGATTCAATGGCTTTAAAGCCTAGTATTTTCAATGGTTCGCGATTTAGATTCCGGTTTTTAGTACGGTTTCCGGTTTTCTGGATTTGGAATCATTTTTGGGGTTTTTACCGACAAGCCCGCCAGCGAGCGGATGTAGTTGCTGACGGATTTGAACCCAGCCTGCTGGGCCAAGCGATTTAGCTGCTGCTTTTCTGCTTCGGTGATTCGTATGTGGAGTATTTTATTTCGCATTTGTCAAATTTATCGTGGAATCCGTTGTGGGTGATGGTTATACCTTACGCCATTTTTTGCTGCCAATAGATCCATCAACTTGGCCACAGACTGATCCATTAACAGATCCACCAACATGGCAATGAACATTGCCACCAACATGGCCATAAACATTGCGATGAACATGGCCATGAACATTGCCGTATACATGATTAACTGCCCACTCTCCATTTTGGTCTTTCTTAAAGCTCACAAGCTCTTTAATTTTCTCTAGACTTGGTTTTTCCATTTTGTCTCCTTTTTGTGGTTTTGGTTTCTGAGGATTATCCTCAATGAGATAATGCAAGCGCTTTATGACAGGCATCGTTTAATAAATTATTCGGCACATCCTCAAGGGTTAAACCTAAAGCGTTAAGAGCGTCTTGTGGATTGCCTGTGATAACGTATTCATGATTATTTAATTCATAGATAAGTGCATCAAGCAAATTCTTTTTATTAGCACGATGTTTTTTGCGCTCTTCTTTGTGTCTTTGCAGCAGCGCCTTAAAAGCTGTTATACGTTTTTTTAGGATAAACCCACCCGCCTCTATTTTTACAACTTTATTTGTGGGGCTTGCACCTACTTTTTTGATTCCCTTTTCAAATTGTTTTTTGTTAAAAGCGAAAAATATGCCATCAAATGCGTTCATTTCTGCTTCTTGGCGGCTTTTCATTTCGTTATATGTTTCTGTGTTCATTTTGTGTCCTTTTTTTGGTTGGTTTTATTTTTGAGGCTACCCTCATTGTTATAATATAATGTAGTCACCTTTTTAGTTTTGTCAACACGTTTAAAGTATTTTTTGTTTATTTTTTATTGACTATCAATCAAGCGTTTATGTCATTTTTTTTATTTTTGTTGACATTTTTTACCGCTTTTTCTTATTGGGCTTGGTTGACTGATGACCTCGATCATATATTAGCACTGCTTGACGAGTTGCAACACAACCCGACTAATGCACAACGCTCTCATATTATCAAATTACTGCGGCGTTATTTTTTGGCGCATCGCCAGGTGTGTGAGGATATGATCACACGCAATAACATACTGGAGCGGCGCATTAGTGAGTTGCTAGTGCAACTGTCGCCTCAATTGGAGTTGCGGCTAATACAGACAGACAGACAGACAGACAGACAGACAGACAGACAGACAGACAGACAGACAGATAATTAATTCGCGGCCTGCTCGTTATTGTCCTCTTGGGCCATCTGATCGAGCTGCTGTCTAATGTTAGCCAGGACCCTCGGATCGTGCTCAGCCTCCCAAGCGCGTGATTGCTGCTCGCGTACCCGCTCAATGATCTCCTCTGTTGTCAGTTGGGCCATCTCGTTGAGTGAGTTCGTGGCCCACTGGCGGACCGTTTTGCGTGCGCGGAGGGCTGCCTGCTCGATGGCGTCAAAATGCTCATCGTCAAACCGTAATGTTATCACTTGTGAGTCTCCCCTGGACATAGCTCGATCTTGATCGTCCTGCATGAGTGCTGCGATATGTGGCAACTTAGATTTAGGTATCGGCCGAGGTGAGCGTAACCAATTATCAACCGTGCGCCGTGATACATTGGTCGCGCACCGTATCGTCAACTGCTCTGCGAGCCAGTCACGTGTATGATAGTTATCGGTCAACCATTGCTCGAGGCTGTGTTTTGTAATCTCCATTATCTACAACTTGCACCATTTGGTGCAGTACATCAACAATTATTTTTTTTTTTTTTTTTTGCGATGTAGGTTGACAATGATGTAATTATGGTGCAATAGTTACATCATTATGACGGATACCCCTATCAATTACGCCGACATTAGCACACAATCGATGGTGCAAATATTTCGCGCGGCCGATGCGTTGCAGTTGCCGCCGGCAGATGTGGCGGCGCTTTATCTCGCGTCACGAGCAACTGATGATCACAACCAGACGCAGGCGCCCGAGCCTGCACTAGCTGAGCCTGCCAATGCCTAGGCTCAAAAAACAGATTATTGAGCCGATGATTCCCGGTACCGTGATCGGTGCCGTGCACGCGGTAAGTAGGTCGACCGTCAAGCGCTGGTGCGAGGCCGGTCAATTTGCGTCAGTGATCTGGCATGACAACGGCACGGTATCAATCCCGCTGTCGGCCTATCAATCATGGGTGGAGCGTCACCGGCTACAATACGACCCCAATTCAGGGGGTTAATTTTTTTGCGCAAAATCATGGAGCAGCAAACCAATCTATTGACCATTGAGGAGCAAATGGGCGCAGAGCCGGAGGGCGGCATTTTGTCGCGTACAATTGCCCGAGACGAGGAGGCTAATAGATACACATCAGCCAGACTCGAAAGCCAACGCCCTGAGATTTACAATGCAGCCCAGATGCTGCTCCAGGCCGGTTACTCAACAACGGATGTTGCGTCATCGCTCAATTTGCAATGGTACACCGTCAACGCAATCGCCGCCGCCAAGCCTGAGATTGTAGCAGCCGGAAAAAAAATAGGCGGTAGATTGGCATCGCAGATTAACCGGGCGGCAATGGACAAAGTGATGGAGTACATTGACACCTGCTCCATCACTAGCGCAACCGACGCTAAATCGATTATGGTGATCGCCGGTATTGGCAAGGATATTGCGCGTGATCTGGATGGCGATCCTACACACATTGTCAAGATCGATGCTCCTGATCTGCTCGACGTTACCGACTACATTGCTGGATTACTACCCGCTCAACCGGTTCAGACTGGGACAGAGACCGGCACAAAAAGCGGCGATGCGGTGATTGAGCTGGGTAATGGCGATGATTTAGCCGGTGATGCGGATGCGCTGATTGACGCCTCCAGGTCAGTCATCAGCCAAGAATCGGGCACTAAATCGGATGCTGTTAAGCAAGTAATTGATAATCAAGGTGTTGCGGCAAGTGATCAGTTGACAACTAGTCAACTGGAGCAGGATGCGGCGGGTTCGGGTGAGGGTATAGAGGTACCGGGGGGGGGGCTCGGTGATCGTCGGGGACGCTGACATAGTGATTGGTTCAGCTAGACAATTTTTTTTTACAAAAGGGGATTATGACAAATGAACATACAGTCTTTGAGGGAGATGTGGCGGCGCAGCTTGGGTTGAGCCGGGCAGTGATCAAACAGTTGCGCGAGACCATTCCGCTGGTGCATGGAACGCATTGGAAACGGGGCTCGAATAACCGGATATATTTAAAGCCTGCGGGCATTGAGCTGGTGCAAGCGACGATCGATTCTGCGGCGGAAAACATACCCCCCACCGAGAAGGCGACTCCTGCCCCGGTTGAGGGGCCGCTGGTGGCTGATTCAAGCGAAAATAGCACCCCCCTGGAAACGGCTTGTGTGGCGGCTGCTGACGGGGCTGAGGGTGGCGATGTGGGTATTGGGGCTAAGGCGGCCGAAACGGGCCAAAATGAAGCGGTTTTGCCAAGCGTGGCGCAAAAAGAGCCCTTTAAGGTGGTGAAGCCTCGGGTGGTGGTGGCGCGGGTGGTGCGGCAGACGCGCAATCGCTTTATTTTGGAGTGTGCCTCGGATGCGGTGGAGGGTGTACTGCGGGTGCGGGTGCGGGATAATCGAAAATGGCGGACCGGGATGCCGTTACGGGTACGGGAACCGGTGGGCTATGGTGCGAATGTATGGATGCTGGAGGGGCGTTCGCCGAGAGTGAAAGGACAAATGTAATGAGTGATTCTTATATACAGCTTTATCGGAGTTTTACTGATTCTGAGTGGTACCATGACCTTAACACAAAAAGCCTGCTGATACATTTGCTGTTAAAGGCGAACTGGAAGGCTGGAAAATGGCGGGCTATTGAGGTGAAACCAGGGGAATTAATTACTACATTGGATCGGTTATCGGCAGAAACGAATCTTTCTATTCGCAAGGTGCGTACTGCGCTTGCAAATTTAAAGGAATCTGGCACGATCGGCATCCGTACGGGCCGCAGTTCGACAACAGGTTATCATCATATAAGTATTTGCAATTGGGCTATTTACCAAAATCCAAAAAGTCAAAACGACAACGAAACGACATCGAAACGACATCGAAACGACATCGAAACGACAACGAAACGACAACGAAACGACAACGAAACGACATCGAAACGACAACGAAACGACAACGAAACGACATATATAGAAGAAGGAAAGAAGGGTAAGAAGGAAAAGAAGGGTAAGAAGGGGCGGCTGGAAGATTCGGTTGCGGATGTGGTCAAGTGTTTCTTGGATGAGTTGGTGAGTGGTGCGCCGGTGGGATTTGTGTGGAATACTGCCAGTCTGGTCATTTTGGAAGAGGGTTATCGTCACTGGATGGACTATCGGCAGCAACAGGGCTTGTCGGTGTCGCTTATGCTGGCCCGGCGGGATGCGGCCCGGTGCTGCGGTTTTAAGGGCGAAAAGTCGTCGATAATAAATCCCCCCAGGGAGCCTTTGCCGGCTTCGGTGGTGGTGGGCTTAATGGAAAATTCAATCTGCTCGGAGAAGGTGTGGCAGGATTGGTACTACGAGGATGCAGTGGCGGCGGCGCTACAGACCTTTCGTGGCGAGAAAACTGCCCCCCGCATGTCGAGGGTGGATGAAATCGCGCTGAGATACACTTCGCCGGATTATTAGGGCAATCGAAACTAAGCAAAGGGAGAAGATGGAAAAACCAAGTCTAGAGGAAATTGAAAAGCTTGTGAGCTTTAAGATAGGCCCAAATGGGGAGTGGGTAATTAATGATGTTTACGGACCTATCTACGGCGATGTCTACGAATTGCACGGCAATGTCTACGGCAATGTCCGCGGCAATCTCTTAGGGGATCTCGAAGGGGATCTCGAAGGGAATCTAAACGGTTATGTCAACGGCAATATCGGCGGCTATGTCAGCGGCAATATTGGTGGCAAGGTCTACGGCCATATCGGCCATATCGGCAAAATCAAAGGAAACCACTAAACAAAACAAAGGAAAGGGAGAAAAATGAAGAAGAGAAAAGTATCGTGGGATGCGCTTGCTGTTTTGAATCGGGCGGCGCTGACGGACCAGGAACGCACCGAGTTGATTGATCAGGGGCATCGTGAGCTGCGGGGCCTGAATCGTGAGTTGCGTCGAAGGGTGGATAAAATCCAGGCGGTGTTGCCGGAATGTCGTCAGGTGCGGCATAGGGGCCTCAAGAATGCTAAGTTATTGCAGGCGCAGGAGCTGCTGCGCACGGCGAATGAGGTGGCCTGTGGCTTGATTCAGGTGCAGGGGGATGCTGCGGAGCCGCGCTTGGTGGCCTGGCAGCATGAAATGGCGGAATGGCTTAAAAATATGGATGAGGGTGTGAAATGAAATTCTGTAGTGCATTAGTATTTTATGAGGGTTCGCCTCATTCGCCTCAATCTGGATTTTTTGCAGAAGTAGATGGGTCTCTAGCAGAGTTTTACAGCTACGATGTCTGGCGAAATGATCGCGATCGTTTTGAGGGAATGGATTGGCACTGGATTATTTTTAAAGACCCGCCGCCAGCAGATTTACTCAAGTGGGTGAAGATGCTTCTGGGGATTCGATTTAGGGGTGTTATTCACTTATATGACGGAAAAGGGGGTGTGAAATGAGCCTATTGACTGAGCAGGATTTGAAAATTTTGGGTGAGGGCTCGCCGATGCAGGTGCGCAAGGTGCTGCGGCGCTTTGTGCATACGACGCCGGAGCGGATTGCGCTCATGAACTTATGTGAACGGCTGGACCGTATGGAGCGGGCGACGCGCTTTGTATCGAAGCTTTTAGAGCAGCAGTTGCGGGCACAGCAGGCGGGTACTGATGTTGAAATTGTGGTCGTACGGAAAGGTAAAAGTGATGGAAACTAACCGAAAGGACTAAATGGATACAATAAAAATAGACAAATGGATGGCCGGCCAGCTCACAACTGCCGACGATTATGACCCTTTGAGTGATCAGGAAATTAACGATATTGGCCTTACAACGCATGAAAATGCACTACTGCTGGTTTTCCCAGATCGTGAATCCCTAAAAAGGCTATGCAGGCTGAAACCATAAATGTGAGGCTTGTTTGACCAATGGAAACTGAGATTGAAAATTTAGTGGATGTCCAGCGTCTTGTTCGGCTTATCGCAGCACACTGGTCAAAGTCTTGCGACACCTGCAAGTTCCAAGAGGGTCCGCAAGTGGTTGCGCACGCATGGGACGCACTGCGATTTTGAAGAGAACAGTTGAATAGCTGGAAAGACTTATGACTGACACAAATAAAACACACAAGAGAAAGAAAAACCATGATACAAGAACCAATCACTGACCAACACGGCGAAGCCCCGAGCTTAATAAAGCACGCTACGTGGACCAAGTGGCCGAGCTTCATCACGCGAACAGTTGAATAGCTGGAAATTATTACGAACACGCAGAACGCCTAAAACTTAAATTATGAAACGATACGAAGCACTAAAAACCGACCGCACCTTAAACATCACCAAGGGGCATATCTACGAACTAGAACCAAATGGAATGTTGTCTCGGCTGATGTCGAACGGGCATACCAAGTTCCTTACGAACGGCAAGACGATCATTCAAAGCGGAAAGGTGAAAGAGGTTAAGCCGTCTTGTTCTCTCCCGAACGATCAGAAAACTTCAAACGTAGAAAATGAATGAGCTGGCATTATTCGCAGGCGCTGGTGGCGGCATTCTCGGAGGAAAACTCCTTGGGTGGAAATGTGTTTGCGCCGTCGAGTTCGATGAATACGCGCGATCTGTTCTCAAATCCAGACAGGACGATGGAAGCCTCGACCCCTTCCCGATCTGGGACGACGTGCGAACCTTCGACGGGCGACCGTGGCGAGGACGTGTTGAAGTGGTTTCTGGCGGCTTTCCCTGTCAGGATATTAGCACGGCGGGAGGCGCGAAAGGGAACGCGCAGGACGAGGGGAATGCGTCATCTGCGGGAAACGGGAAAAGCGCAGATTCTACTTCGTGCCAGGATACGAAGGGAGCGTGTGCGGGCACTGTGTCGGGCGAAGACTCGGAGGGCGTGCTACTTGATTTGCAGAACGCCGATTCGATTAATGTCATTTTTTCATCTAACGACTGAGCTCATGGACGGCGAAAAATCAGTGATAGATGGCAAGAGAGGCGTTGATCGCCGTTCCATGCAGCGCCTTTTTCGCCTGTCTGAGCGGATCAACTGGGATTGTTTCTGCGACGAAATGGAACACGCCCTGCCGGAACTTAAATCCTTCCTCGACACATGGGGGCAACATTGCGGAGCGCCCTACATGGTTTTCCGGGGACAACTCTGCAAGACGATCCTTGAAATTTGGAAGGCGAACGACAAGTCCAGTCGTGACGAGGCTTGAACGCCAGAATCTTAAACATCAACGAAAGAATAAATATGACTACTGATAACGAAAATACGGGGGCAGCCTCGACGCCCGAACAATGGCGGCCCGCCCGAACCCCAATACGATCCCGAACCATGAGTGACGAAATTCAACAAGACCGCGGTCAGGCGTCGCCATCGCTGGCTTGTTCGCGTTGTGCTGATCACGAGAAGCTGCTCCAAATCTTCGGGGAACTCGACGAGATCATGCACACGATGCGCCCCCGCTACGTGCAGCAGCAGAGCATGGATGGACGATACCCCTGCTGGATCGTGTGGCTGCCGAAGACCGGGACGACCGAGCGCAAGACACTCAAGGACGCGATGATCGAATACGTGGACCAAGTGGCCGAGCTTCATCACGCGAACGTGAAAGCTGAATCGCCGAGCCAATGACTATGAGAAACAAAGAAGATGTAATCGAGGTTGATTCCAGCGACTTGTTATCTTGTCCGTATTGCGGAGGAGAGATGCGAGCGGAATGGGAGCCTTGTGATGATGAAGGGCCAATTCATTTTATGGAGTGCATGAAGTGTGGATCTCAGGGGCCAAAGGCAGGGAATTCTGACCTTGCAAGGAGAGTGGGTAAGCTAAGGGGAGACCATTCACTCGATGAGCTTCTTTTAATTTTAGATAACAGTTGAATAGGTGGAAAATGTCCATCTATGACGACCACCTAAAACCTAAAACCTAAAACCTAAAACCAAATGAAAGGACTAGATGAAAGCAGAACTTGAAAATTTGATCGACGTATGCCGACAGGTCACACGCTGGGCCGATGCGCCGACGCCGAAAGGGGATTTCCCGAAGCAGTTTGTAGATCGCTTGTTGGTGACGCTGCGGGATCTGCCGGAAATGACCGATTGTTTGAATATGGTATATAAAAATGAACCGAAAGGAGGCGACCAGTGAGGGTGTTAAAAATAGTATGTGTGCCGTTTATGGCCGTGTTTGAATTAGGCTTGCTGGCGGTATGTGCGGTGCTGTCGTGTCGGTCTCCTCGACTGGCGCGGCCGCTGGTGAATTGGGCGATGCGGTTGCCAAATTTGGATTGGTATTTGGCCGGTCGCGATCAGTAGAAAGGTAAAGGGCGTGTTTAGTGATAATGAGGTTGAGTTTCACATCCGGGTGCGGGTGTTTTGTGCGGAAGGGGTGCATGAGCCGCATTTGGTGGCGCGTTGGTATCGGCGGCAGTTGCCTATTTTGTGTATGGCGGGCGATGTGCGCAGTGTGGATGCAGTGGCTCGTAAACATCGGTTTATACAGGCGATGGAGCATGGTGCTGCGCAGGATGCGGTGAATGCGCTGGATTCGCGGGCACCGGGCTGGGATCTGTATTCGGTCCATTTTGATAATCGTTTGGAGGTTGTGAATACATGAGTGGTTCAAATAAAGTACGGATGGGCTGGGAGCGTTTAGGGGGGCGTTCAGAGGGTGTGAAGGATTTGCGCCAGGCGGCGGCGCGGCGCGTGACGTGTGATTTTACGCCGTTGGTGGAGGGATCGCGGGTGTGGCAGTATTTGGTGGATGAGTGTGGCTTTGATGGGCGGGTGCTGCACCGGGCGGGGATTGGTGAAGCGACTGTGCAGTTGCGGGGGCGTGCGGCGGCGGCGGAGTGTTGGGTGGTGCCGATTTATGCTCCGGGCACGAAGGATTTGGTGAGTGCGAAGTATTTTGCGCTGGATTTAGAGGCGGAGGTGCCTGGGGAAGCTTCACGGAATGCGATGCGGCGGGGGGATGCCTGCCATTTGGTGGGTCAGGGCTTGATTGATCCGCAAGTGCATAAGTCGGTGGTATTGTGTGGGTGTGAGTTGAGTTGGTTGGCGTGTTGGTCGGCGGGGGTGCCGGCGCTGGCGCTGCCGTGGCGTCCGCGCCCGGATGGTGGGGATGGCAAGGAGTGTGCAACGAATCGATGGCTGGATGCGGATTGGGATTTTTTAGAGTCACTTGAGGAGGTGGTGCTTTGTTTTGGGCATGTCGAGGGGGTGGCTGCGGCTGAGGAGACGATTTTTAGGCGCTTGCCGGAGGGGCTGCGGCGCAAGTTGGCGCGGGTGACGGATGTATGGCCGAAGGCGGTGGAGGGCACGGAGGTGTATGATTTATTTGCGATGGATAAGGGGCATATTTTGAGATTGTTGGCGGCTGCGAAAGAGCCGACGCCGTCGGAGTTGGCGCAGGTGCGGAATATGCGGGACAAAATTTGGGTGAAGTTGTTTGGCCGGGAGGGTGAAACGGAGGGCTTTGAGGTGCATGGTATGGGCGACCATTTGCGCTGGCGGCTGGGTGAGTGGACTTTGGTGACGGGCTATGAGGGACATGGGAAGACGACTTGGCTGGGGCATCAAATAGTGGATCTGGCGGCGCAGTATGGGGTGCGCTCTTGTGTGGCCTCACTGGAGGCAGACCCAGCAAAGAATTTTTCGGTGATGTTTCAGCAGGCTATGGGCTGTGTGCGCCCGGTTAAGCTGCCTTCGGGCGATCCGGATGAGGCTTGGTTTGATCGCTGTGTGGACTGGATGAATGAGCGGGTGTTTTGCTATAATAAGGTGGGCTTTGTGAAGCTTAGTGAGGTGCTCAAGCTGTTTGCATATACGGCGCAGCGCTTTGGTTGCCGGGTGTTTGTGCTGGATAGCTTAATGATGCTGCAGAGTGATTTGGGAATGGGTGAATCGGCCAATGAGCGGGAAAAGGAGATGGCGCAGCGGCTGAAGATTTTTTGCGAGACGTATGACGCGCACTTGTTTCTGGTGGCGCATCCGAAAAAGGTGCAAGAGGAGAAGACGCAGATTCGCAAGCCGGTGCGTCCGCAGGATGTGCGTGGCGCGGGTGAGATCGCTAACCTATGTTTTAATCTGGTGAGTGTGTACATGAATGACGTGAAGCTGTTTGGTATGCGGGATGCGCATGAGTCGCTGCGCTTGCTGGAGGGCAAGGGGGGCGAGTTTAATCAGGCGGATCTGGATAAAATGAATGCGCTGCGGGATGACTTGGAGGCTCTGGAGTGTGTGCATGATAGTACGCTGTACTGCATGAAGCAGCGTAATGCGGCGGGCGATTTTATTAAGCCGATGCGGCGCTTGTGGTTTCACCCTTCGGCAAAGCAGCTCTGGCACGATCCAGAGCATGAGGTGAAGGTGTATGTGCAATGAGGTATAATCAAAACAAATGAAAGGGAAAAAATGAGTACTGAATATGAAAAGGGTGGTGGGAATATGATAGAGGAGTTGCTGCTTTGGTTTATTTATGGCCGGGTGGGTAAATCGAGTAAGACGATGGCGGCGGTGGCGCTGGATCTGCCAGGCACTTATAAGCGCAGTTGGCCTGCGGATGTCGATGATCTGAATCGCTGCTTGTTATTGCTGGCGCGTGTGCCGGGGGTGCGGGGGGCGTTTCCAAAGTTGGCGCAGTTGTCGCCGGAGTGGGCGGCTTTAATTGAGCGCTGGGATGAGTTGGAAGAGCGGTTTTTGGCGGAAGTGGGTTTGGATTGGTGCCGGGGCACGAATGCGCCGGACACTTACCGGCTTATGCGTAAAATTTTGGAGGTAAATCCAGGGCAATCGGATACGAGCTGGTATCGCCCGGCGAGCAAGGACTTGGTGGCGCGGATAACGCCGAAGCCAAAGCCGAAGCCGAAGCCGGTGCCAGTGCCGGTGCCAGTGCCGGAGCCTGAGCCTGAGCCTGAGCCAACTAAGGGGAAAAAGTCGCTGCCTGGGCGGCGGCGGATTAAATGGACGCCTGAGCAGGTCGTGAAAATGATCAATGACGAGGGCTATCGCTTGAGCGATTGTGCGCGTAAAATTGGCGTTTCGACAACGTGTTTAATTTTAGGGCTCCAGCGGCATGGGTTAAAGTATTTGTCCAAGCCAGTTACAGTGATTAAGCTTAACGATGAACAAATGAAAAGGAAACAAAATTGAATGAGCAACCTGATTAAAAGGCGCAAAGCCCACGCAGCCAGTCATTGTCTGCATCGCTTTGTTCGCTGGCTTCGTGATGTAAGAGACATCAGAGCGTGCAAAGAAATGCTATGGAAAGAACTCGACCGAGATCGAGACGAAAAAGAAAGCCTGCGAGTCCTAACAACGGTGGCAGTGAATGCCCTATATTGGCGGCGTAAGGATTCATCAGAGAACAGTTAAACCAATGACACAGCCACAAATACAGATTGAACGTCCGGTCGAGCCGAAGCATCCGATTCGGCCAGAGCTTACACAGGAGCAGGCTTGTGCGATTGTGGCGCAGCACGGCTTGGAAGCGCTGGCGGAGTTCCAGCGGCGGCGCAATGCGGCGATTCGGGCCGAGAAGTCGGACCCGCTCAATTATGGCTTTCAGTTGCCGACCTGGTTGCTGGCGGATGTGTTGCTGGGCTTTATCGGCTATGATGTGTTTGTGAAGCGCATTGAGCGCATGATTCCGGTGTATGATTTTCGGCCACGGGTGCAGGTGTTGCTTCAGGAGTGGGTGCGGGATGCGGCATTGAAGGCGGCGATCGATGCGGGGCCGTACCAGTTGGGCTTGCTGCTGGGGGGGAATTCGGCGGGCAAGACGCAGTACATGATGTGGCGGGGCACGGCGGATGTGGTGCGTTTTGATGAGTCGCGGGTATGGATCTTTCACGAGTCGGATGCGATGTCGATCACCTATCACCAAGCGCTGGTGTGGGATTATTTGCCGGAAACCTGGCA